ATAGGAGTAATCGCCGAACGACTCCGACGCTAGCGCGGTGTCGCGCTTGCGCCCGTTGTAGATTCGGCTAGCGATGAGGTGGCACGCGTGAACGATGTCGGGCGGAATCGTTTCGTACCCGCCGTCGTAATCGACTAGCACCGACACGGGCGCCGTAGGCCACCCGTCGCCGTTGTCGTCGTCGTAGCCGCTACGACCAAAGTAGAGAATGCCGCGCGGTAGGTCGCCCGTTATGTCCATTTGCGCCTGATCGGCGAAGGTAACGGTAGCGACGCTGTCTTTCAGGTCGCGACCGACTAGCCGATTGATTCGGTATACCGAACAATTCACCGATGCCGACGCGGCGAAACCCGTAGTAGCGGTAATCTGCGCGGCCAACGCGTTCGACGACTTATGGTTCGCGAAATTGATATCGGTTTGGGTTTCGTTGCCCGTTGAATCCGTGCGGGTTAGAGTTACTTTGGTTTCTCTAACCGTGATAGTGGCCGAAATGTCGGTGGCGACCGTGCTACGCACCGTCATACAAGCAAGCGAACCAAAGCCCACGTAGTGAACGTGTCCGACGGGCGGATTGTGAACGACAAGCCCGCTATCGCCACGCGCTGTCGTCCATTCGTAGAAACGACGTTGGACGAATTTACGGTCGGCGTACGCTTCGATTACGTAACTAGCGCGGTCGATTGCCGACTCCAACACCGCGTCGTCGGTGCTAGTCGAAATGCCCATATAGGCTTTCAACGCGGCTAGGGTGGTGAGTGCGTATTGGTCAACGGCCATTGGTTGTTCCGTTCATCGGCACGCGTAGCCGCGTCATTTCGCCCGCGGCGGCCGTCCGCGCTTGCGTGTGGTGTCGGTAGGGGTTTCGACGTCGGCGGGCGCCACGGGCGATTCCCGCGGGGTTACGGCGGTCGTGGATTGCGTCACGAATTCCAACACGCCGCGGCGCTGCAATTGAACCGCAAGCGCGGGCGACACGGCGACAAGCGCGCCGCGACGCGCGCCCGCCCACGGTTGCAACGCGATGCAAATTACGTTGGTGGTAGTGTCCAATCGGGTTTCCCGTTCGTGTGGTAGTCGTGCATGAATTGATGGACGCAGTTTAGGTTGCGGTCGGGCCATGACGCGACGACTTGTAGGTGGCCTACGCGTACTTGCGGCGTGGTCGAAATCCTCCAACCCGCGGCGCGCGCCTTTTTCCAAAAGTACACATCATCGTCTACGCGGTCGTTGCCCCAATCGCCCTTTGCGCCCGCCTCACCGACAAACCACGGCATCGGGAATTCGCGTAGGCGGTCGCATCGAATCAACGTAAGCCCGAAATGCCCGTGCAGCACGGGCCAATGATCGTCGGCGAGTCGTTCCACCGCTAGTTCCGAAACGGGTAGCCCCATGCCGTCGTCGATTTTCGCAAGCAATTGGTTTCGGTCGCGCCCAATCTGCAAGGGGCACAAAATGTCGAGGTCGTGCGCGTCGGCGATGTCTCGCAACATACATACGTCGTGCGCGTCGAAAATCGTGTCGTAGTCAATCGCTAGAACGTACTTATGCTGTCCGCCTTCCGCGATCTGTTGGAACAATCGTTGCAAGCATTGCCCCCAAAAGACACCAATCGACCGAACGAACGGAATATGCAACGGCCCCAACGCCGTATAGCAACACCCCATGTTTTCCGTCCACGCTAGCCGCGGCATAGACATAACCGCGTGCATATCGGGGAGCGGGCGAACGGGCGCGCGGCGCAACACGCCCGCGGCGCGTTTAACGGCGCGAATGTTCAACGACACGGGCAACGACGAACACGAATTGGAATCGCCCGCCCAATCTCCGACGACTTCGAAGCCCGCCGACGCTAGGGCGTCGGTAAGTTTCTGTCGGTTGAATATCGCGGCGTGGAAATCGTTTGCGTCCGTCTGTCCGCCCATGATGTATTGTTCGACAGGCCACGCGACGCCGCGCGCGTACGCGTCCACGCATCTATCGAAATCGGGCACCGCTACTAGCAACGTACCGCCGACGCGTAGCGCGCGATTCCATTCGCGCAACACGGCGAGCGTTTCGCGGTGCGGGATATGTTCTAGAACGTGGCTAGCCTTGACGACTTCTAGCGAACCGTCGGCGATTCCGACTAGCGCGCGCGCGTCGCGGCCCTGCGCGATATCCCACGGTTCAAATCCCGCGGTACAACGATCCATGCAACCGATGTCGATTTTCGTGATGGTCATAAGACATAGCGACGGCTTCCGCCGCCGCTATGCGTAGCCTACTAACGGCTCCGACGCCCGTTGGCTATGGCGATTCTATCACCGTTCGGGCGAACGTACCCAAATGGTAGACGCGACATCGGCTACCGCCTTTTGCCCGATTGCGGGTCGGGCAAGGTTTGCGGTAGAAATGATGTTGGACGACGCGCTAGGGGTGCAAGTAAAGAGTAGATACCGACGGTAGCCCGCGGTATCAATATCGAACACACAATAGGGGTTGTTGGTACCCGCGGCTTGCGCGGGGATTGTGTAATCGGTGCCGCCTGTCAACCCGCACGCGACAAACGCGGTAGCGTCGGTCGTGTCGCCGTGTTCAATTTTGAACGTGGTAGGCGCGTGGGTCGTTGACTTGAAGACGGCGACGCGTACCGAATCGAAGCCCTTTGTATCGACCGTCGCGGTTGCGGTTTGACTTGTAGACGTGGTACCCAATGTAAGTAGCACGGTTTTGGTGTTGCTGTTGTGTTGCATTGTGGCCTTTCAACACTACGGGGCGCGGGCTTGCACCCACGCCCCGTAGCAAGGTAGGAAGAGACAGGAACGAATTAGCGGCTAGGAACCGTAACCCAATTCGCCGCCGACAGGTCGGTGGCGCTGTCGATACCCGTCAACGGTCGGCCTAGTTCCGCGATAGCGACGACGTTCGACGTAGCCGCGGATGCGCCCGTGTAGGTGAACCGAAGGTATCGACGTAGGCCCGCGGTAACGATGTCGAACACGGCCGACGGGTTCGTGGTCGTCGCGCTACTAGCGGCGGCGGTGAAATCGGTACCCGCTGTCGCGTTAATTGTGACGAACGCCGTAGCGTCGGTGGTGTCGGAGTGTTCTACCTTCAACACGGCGGGCGCGTTGGTGATGGAACTAAACACCGCGATGCGGCACGAATCGAAGCCGCGCGTATCGACGTTGGCGGTGGTGGTTGCGTTCGTTGCCAACGATGCGCCGTTGACTAGTAGAACGGTTTTTTGGTTGGATACTTCAATCATGGTTGGTTTCCCTTGCTATCAACGGGTAAGCATGACGACGGCGCCCGCGGCGGTAGTGTCGCCGCACGAATGGCAATTGATGTCGATGCGTTGGGTGCCACGGATTACGATTTCGTCCTGTTCGAACGCGTTTAGCGCGCTATCGGATGTCTTGATTGTGACGCTACGACGGTCGCCGAACGCGACGGCTTGCGTAAGGTCGCCGAAGTATGCCAACACGACGCCGTCGGTGCCCGAACCAATGGTGCCCGACATTGCTTGCGAGAATACGACGGGGTATCCGAAGAATCGCGGCGCGACGCCGTTTTGCATTTCTGCGGCGGACACGCCACCCGCACCCATCGCGACGCGTTCGAACATCGCGTGGAAAACCGATTTGTGGCAATAGATTTTGGTATTGGGAGTCTGCGCGTACGCGGGCAGTAGTGCCATCATGCCGTGAATGTCGGCTTGAAGGTCTGCAACGCTCACGCTCGCCAACGTAGACGTACCGATGCCCGAATCCGACGTGCCCGCGCTACCGATTGCGTTCGCGAGTCCAACGATGCCGCCGTAGGTGCTAGTACCGTCGCCGTTGAATCCCGCCTGATCTTCGCGCAACGCGAATTCATAGGCGATTTCGCCCGCGACGTTGTCGGCAATGTTCACGATTGCATCTTCCGCAAGTTCCGACGACGTGGTGGTGAGGGCAAAGAGTTTCTTCGCCTGTAGCATCACGTTGTCGAAGGTTTGCGTAGATTCGGTCGCCGCCTTTGTTTCGCCGACCCAATACGACGTCAGGGTGCCCGTACGTCGTGGAATGTAGATGACGTCGCGCGACATCGGCCACGACCGCGCATTGGCTCGGAAGACGCCGAATTGTTCGCGAAGCGAAATGAGCGTGTCGGAAAATTCGTCGGGAACTAGGAAGCCGCCCGCGCTGTTGTTCCCTTCGGAATGCGCCTTGACGGTAAGCCCGTTACGGGCGCACCAATCCGCCGATTTCGTGTGGTTGCACGCGGCGAAGAGGAAGCGACCGAATCGGTAGGCTTCGCGATTGTCGCTGAAATTCTTCAACCGACCGCCGCGGAACTTCGGCGCGTCGTCGTCGCCACCCGTCACAATCGCGCGACGTGCAGCGGGTGCGGCGTCGGCGATTGCCGCGCGGATTTCCGCGCGAACGCTCTTCGCCACGGCGGCGGTGTCCGCCTTCTCTTCGGGCTTCGCCATGTCGGTTTCGACTTCGGCGGGCGCGGCGGCGGGTGCCACCATCACGTCGATATTCGCGGGGTCAATCGGTGCGCCCGATTCGTCCACGATCATGCAATCTTGCAACATAAGCGCTTTCGTGTGCGCCACGCCACGTTCGCCGTGTTGTGCGGCGGCGTTCTTTAGTGCGGTGGTGAATTCTGAAATTTTGAGTGTACGCATATCGGTAATCCCTTCGGTGTTGCGTCTAGTTCTAGGCTACGCGTCTAGGCACATTGCCGCCCGTTCGTAGCCGCCACGTCAACGCAACGCGCCGCGGGCGCGCGCCAATTCGCGACGCACCACGGCGTTAGTTTCCATCGGTTGAACCCGCGCCGCGCTTGCGGCGTCGGCCCACGTACGCGCGGGCACGGGCACGACAATTTGTACGCGCCGTGGTTCGACGTAATCCAACCAACGCGCGGCCGCGGCGGCGTCTACGGCGCCCTTGCGTACGGCGCTTATCAACGCTTGCGGGTTGCATTGGAGGGGCGCCACGGAAATTTCCATAAGGCGCCATTTGTTGTAGACAGTATGCACGGCATCGCCGTAACGCTTGCGGTCGTCAACGGTCGCGCGGCGCGTGCCGCCCTGTTCGGGTACGTAGCCAATGCTTACGCCCTTTACGACCCCTTGCCCAATCACGGCGCGCACGAAATCGGGGAAGAATTCGCCGACGTAATCTGCGGGGCGTTCGGCCAATTGGAATTCGCCCACGATGCTATCGGGGTTGCGTTGCAACGCGACGCAACGGCCGACGGGTAGCGTTAGGTCGTGATTCCAAAACAACACGGGGTTGGATTCGTACTCCGTGCTATTCATACCTTGCGGGATTACCACTTCCCCGTCGCGGTCGATAGCGGCGGTCGTAACGGTCGCGGTGAATCCGCCCGCGCTAGGTACCAATTCGGCTTTGAGTTTCTTACGTTGCATGGTCATACCTTCCGCGCGCGTGCGCGTCGTTCGGCTTCCGCCGCGATGTTTTCGTAATCGTCTACCAACGTCGGTTGCATCGCGCATCGGCAATTCGGATGCAACGGCGGCGCCGAAATCTCTTCATAGTCGAGTTTCATTTTCCCGCCGTCGGCGCCCGTCAACGTGTCGCCCTTCGCGTAAAACGAATCCTCTAACCCCACGCCCTTTTCGGTAAACCTCTTCGCGACGGCTTCGCAGAATTCGCACGGGTCGGGCGCCAATAGCCAACGCTTCCCCGACACTAGCCCCGTGGATTTCCACGCGTCGGTTTCGGCGGTTGCCGCCGCGCGCGCGGCTTCGGTGCGTGCAATCATCGTTGCACGGCGGCGCGTCGCGCGCACGTCGTCGCCCTCGCCGCGTGCCCATTCCTGCACGCGTTCGGCGAGTTCATCGGTGTTTTCACCTAACGACATCCCCTCCCCGAACATATCGCGCAAGCGTTCGACGGTATAACCGTTGATTGAATCGGCCGCGCGCGACGCCAACCTAACGCTACCGCGTTCGACGTACTCCGCTAGTTCTTTGCTACTCCAACCCAATTCGGCGACGGCCGTAGACGTTGCAAGTTTCGACAGGTTGGCAAATCCGATATCGGCGCCGTGCTGCAACGAACGACGAATGTACGGCGCTAGCGCGTCCACCAATTCGCGATGCCACGCGCCACGCTCCAACACGCCGACGGCGCGCGCGACCGTGTCGGGCGTCGCGTCGCCCTCGCGTTTGATTGCGGCAACGACGGCGCGCACCTGCGCGGCAAACACGGCGTCTACCCCTTTCAGGAAGCCCGCCAACAATTCGTCGTCTACTAGTTCACCCGTACCCGCGGCTTTCGTGATTCGGTCGGCGTCGGTTAGCCAAAGGTCGGAATGCTTGACGGCGTGCGCGTCGGTGCCACAACAGGCGCACGATTTCGCGCGCGACTTCTCGCCGCGTTCGCGGTCGAATTCGTCGCGCTTTCGTTTCGCCCACGCCCATCCCTCATCCCCGCCCCAACCGTGCCACGCTTGCCACCCCTTGCCCTGTTCGTCCCACGTCGCGCCCTGTTTGTCGGATTCGTGGCGTTCGAAGTAGGCAACCATCCGCCTTACGGTGTCTTCCGACACGGCGACGCGGTTGGCTAGGTCGCGGGCGCGCGCGATGCCCGTAGCCGTCATGCCGCGTTGGCTAGGCGGCTTCGATTCGCGTACTTCAAGCGCGCGCCGCGCGTTGTCGGCGACGGCTTGCGGCGGCACCGTGTCGATATCCTCCAACGCTTTTGATTCGCCGCACATTTCGTACGCGATAGCGGCGGCTTGTGATTCGTCGTAGCCCTCCGCTAGTAGCGTCGGAATCTTCGCGGCGACGCAATCGGAAAGCGCCGACTTTGTGGCGGTAATTGGTGCGGCCGACGGTGCCACGGCGTCGGCCGACGTCGCGACAGGTGGCGCGGGTGGAGTAACTGCCGCGGTTTGTGGCGGCGTCGCGTCTAGTGCGATTGGAGCGGGCGCCGCGGCCCCTAGCGGTTGCCCGTTCACCAACAGGCGGTCGGCCATTGGGTCGTCGGTACGTTCCAACCCGTAGCGTTCGCGCGCTTCATTCGGTGTTAGCCAACCACCCGATACCGCGACTTGCGTTTCGGTCAAATCCTGTTGGCGGTTCAACGGTACAGGGTCGTCATAGGCTAGCACCGCGTCGCCTTCTAGGCCGAACATCGGCAATAGCCGTTGGTTCAAAGTTTCCTCATCCATTCGGCATAGCGGTAGTACCGTCATTTCACGCCACGACGCGAACCCGATAGACGCGCCCGCTAGGTTCGGGTCGTTCGCCTTCAACATGGATACGGGCACGCCGAACACCGCGGCGATTTCTTCCACAACATCGTCGCGCCCCGTAAGATCCTTCGGCGGGAACGCGAGCGGCTTCACGTCGATTTCCGCGGTAGATACCATGAAATTCCCGCGGTTACGCGGCCCGCGGAATTTCTGCTTTATGGCGCGCTCTACGCGTTCCAATTCATCGCCCGACGCGTTCCCCTTGATAGTCAACAGGTAATCGGGGCGCCCGTTGTTTTGGAACATGGCCAAATCCATCGAATGTAGCGCGGCGTTCGCATTCGCGGCGCCCCACGCGGCTTCGAGTTTCCCCATGCCGTAGAACAGGTCGCGCGGGTTCGGCCGTCGGAAATGGATAACCTCATCCGCGGGGAAGGTCTGTTTTGATTCGCTACCCTTGCCGTAGCGATAGCCGCTAATGAATTCGACAGGGTCGGGGATTACTTCCGTCCATTGTGGGGGCATCGGCCATAGTTCCGTCGGCGTGCCGAACGCGTCGGTAATGACGTGTTGATAAGCGTTACCCGTCAATTCTTGCCACACGACACGCAACACCGTAGCGTCGTATCCGTTGAACCACGGGTTGGCCGTAGACAACAGGCGCAACAATGGGTGGTCGTCCGTAACCTCTTCGAAATCGTCGCCTAGTTCCGCGGCTTTCCGCATCACAACCGCCGACGGTTGGTGCGCGGTGTCGCCGCGCAAGCGCGCGACAGACTTACGCGACGCCGCGCGCGTGTTCCACAATTGGCGCGTGGCGTTGTCGCCGCGCACGTATAGCCGTAGTGGAGTAGACGCAACCGCGTTTGCGTTGATTGACGCCGCCGCGTAAATCCACGAATTGTAGTAGGCCACCGCGGCTTTGTGGTCGAACGGCGCCGCGCGCCCCTCGCCCGTTCGCATTTCAAAACTTCGGGTGGATGCGCTAATCCACGCGCGTGGGTCGGCGGCTTTCACGATGGCGCGTAGTAAGTTCATAGGTCAAATTACCTTGAATAGAAACGGCTTATGTCGCCGCCGTGCGGCGAGCGCAAGCGCAAGCGCGCACACGCCGTCGTCGTGCCCCGATTGGGCCTCATACGTAACCCTACCCGCGTTATATCGGAAACCGAAGGAATCCAATTCGGCGCGCAACCAACCGTCGGGGTAGCGAACCTCGCGAGATTGAATCGCGGCGGATAGCCCCTCCATTATCTGTTGCTTGCTTGCGTTCGTGAATTTGAACCCTTCCGCGTTGCGGCACGCGCGGCATATGTCTTCCGTGATTGGGTCGCCTACCCCTGTTGAGTCGATATACGCCGTCGTACTCCCAACGATGCGCGCGACGCGTTCGCGTGTCGCGCCCCAATCGGATTGCCAACGCTCCAACACGCACACGGCGCCCGACGAATCGACGCCACAACAGACCGTCCAATCGTGCGATTTCGCTAGGTCAACGCCGAACGCGACAGGCGCGGCCGTCGATAGCGGCGCGACACACGCGCGGATTGCGTCGCCGCCGAAAGGGTTGCTACCGTCGTCGGTTGGTTCGGCTAGGTACAATTCGCGGAATACGTTTTCAGGAAGAATCGCGCGGGCCTCTTCAATTTCGCGCGCGTCCAACACGCCGCCGTCTACGGCATCCCACGCGGTAAGGCGGTGGTAGGCCATATTCGGCGCGCCGCCTTCCGCCATTCGCGCCAATCGGTATACCCAATTCTTGCGGCCCTTGACGTTGCCGATTATTCGTAGCGGCCCGCGCGTCGCGGTGAGTGTCGAACGTACCGCGTTGAACGCGGCTTCGGGGCACCGCGTCGCCTCATCTATGACGGCCGCGCTTACGTCGTCGCCGAAAAGGCTATCGGGGTTGTCTGCGGATTTGAACCACACGCGCGAACCGTTCGCGAGTCGCACGCACAATTCGGAATCGTTATCGTCCCACGTGCGTTTCGCGGGGTCGGCCTGTCGTAGCATCGTCTGCAACCGCATATACCCAACGGTTTTCGTAACGTGGAACGTGGGCGCAATCCACCAATAATTGCCGCCGCGCCCGTTCCACGCGGCCGCGAACAACCACAACAGACAACCCGCGGTTTTCCCCGATTTCGTGCTAGCCTCAATTATCACGATACGCGCGGGGTCACATATCGCGGCGAATTGCCGCGGGTACATAGCGGGCAAGGTCGGCGGCGTAACAATCACGAACCCGCGCCACCCGCGCGAAGCGTGATAGGCGCCAATTCCACGCGCTCCGTAGCGCCGCCACCGTCTAGCCGTTCGCAACGGTCGGCCGCTACCAACGCGTCAAGGTTGGCGCGTTGCATAGCCAACAGGGTTTCCACGGCGCGCAACCTGTCGCGTTCGCTAGCGGCATTGGTTGCCATTTCGGTAACTAGGTCGGGCAACGTCGCCAACACGTGCGGCGGGATTTTCCAACCTTCGCGTAGCGCGCGGCGAACAATCACCAACCCCGCGCGATGCCCGACGGCGTCTATAGCGGCATCGGTCGTTGGCGTTTCTGCGGGGGTGAGTTTTCGCGCGCGTGTCATAGCGTAGGCGCGGTAAACCGCGGGGTTCCCTTCGGGTCGTATGTCCAACCAATGTCGCACGATTCGTCGACAGACAACGCAACCACGGTAGCGCCGTCGGGTGGTGTCCATTCGGCGACGCCGTCCCAAAGTATGACGTTCTCTACAACGCTTGCAACGACGATAGCGTGTCGGTCGTTCATTGTTCCACCACCAAAACATAGCCCGCGCCACCCGCGCCACCGTCGCCCGCGCGCGCGTTGAAGCAAGCGCCGCCACCACCGCCACCGCTACCGCGGCCACCCGCGCCGCCGTTGCCCGCCACCGCGGCATTGTTGCCACCGCCACCGCCGCCGCCCGTGCCGATGCCACGCCAAAGCCCCGACACGCTACCCGCCGTGCCCGCGACGCCCGCGCCGCCGCCCGCGGCGCCACCACCGCGCGTCGTGGTTTGCGAATTGACGCTACCGCCCGCGCTACCCGCCAACCCTGTTAGCCCTGCAAGGTCGAACGGCCCGCCGCCGCCACCACCCGCGCCCGAAAACCAACCGCGAACGCCGCCCGTAGACACCGACGCGACGTTGGACGCGCCGCCCGCGCCGTACGCGACGCCAAACGCCGCTACGGCCGTGCCGCCCGCCGCGTTTGCGTTGCTACCCGCGACACCACCACCGCCACCCGCGACAGATAGCGCATCGAACGACGTAGTACCACCACCGCCGCCGTTGCCCGCGGTCGTGCCACCCGCGCCCGACGTGCCGCCCGCGGCGATTGTGACGGTAACGGACGTCGCCACGTCGGACGCTAGCAACACGACGACACCGCCGCCGCCGCCCGCGCCGCCACCACCCCCGCTACGGTCGGCCGCGGTCGTGTTGACGCGTGCGCCACCGCCACCGCCACCACCGCCGCCGACTAGGTAGACGGTTATGGTTTCGGCGCCCGCCGACTTATAGAACGTGCCCGACCCCGTAAACTCCGTAACCGTCGCGCCGTAAACCAACCCGTCGCTACCGACGCCGATACCCGCGCCCGTGGCTAGCGGTAACGTGTTCGGGTCGATTGTGGTTAGGTAGCGTGGGTTCATTCGTTCCGCCTTGCACGGTCGTAGCCGTATTGAATTTCGAACGCGCGAAGCGCGGCAATATGCACGCGCCTATCCCGCGACGCGGGTAGACGAATGCCCGCCAATCGGCCCGAATCAATCCACCGCGAAACTTGCGTGGCCGACACCCCTAGCCGCGCGGCTACCTGTCCCGTGGTAAACCAATCGCGCGCGGGTGGTAGTGGTTCGTTCCCGCGGGGCGGTAGGTTACTCCGCGCGCGCATCGTCGGCATCCTCCACGAACGACGGCGGCACGGCGTACCAACCTTCGGGAATCGTTACGCGGTTTGCCGATAGCGTCCATTCGCCGTCGGCGTAGGTATAGACGCGGCCGCTAATCGTCGGCCCTATCCGAATCGGAGCGGCTTCGGGTACTAGCACCGTTCGCGCGCAACCAATCGCGGACACGGCCACCGCCGCGGCGCAAAAGGCCACGATTCGTAGGCGCGTCGGTCGCGGTGGTTGTTCCAATGTACTTTCCATAGGTGGCTAGGATTGATTGCAGCACGGCCGACGCGAACGCGGCTAGCGCCGCGATCATTTCGCGCCCGCGCGTTCGGACGACACGCGGTTGTCGCGTGCGGCGATAAGACCTAGCCCCGCCATAACCGCGGCCGCGACCGCGCCCCAATCGGGAATCGTTACGGGGTCGTTATCGAACAACGCCGTAACCGCGGTACCGACCGCGACCACGATTGCCGCGACACCCGCTACCGTTGTACGCCACGAACCGCCTTTGATTGCGTCCATTGTTACCGCCTTTCTTCTAGTCGTTCGATTCGCGCGCGAAGCGCGTCCAATTCACGTTGGCTACCCGCGTCGGCCGTCGCGTTCGCTATCTGCGCCTTCGCCAAATCCTGCACGATGCTAGCCAATTCTTCCACGCGGCCGACGGTGTTCGATAGTTGAAAATCGCGCCGCCCGACTTCCGACCCCAACCACCATAGGCCACCGATAAGCGTAAACAATTGCGCTACGTTCACGGTTCTATCCAACGCGGCTAGCGGGTGCGGCTTCATAGTAGCGGGTTTCCGTCGGCGCTTGCGAGGGCGACGCGTAGCGCCGTTAGGTCGGCGAGTCGTAGCATTACCACCCATTCCGTATCTCCATCCTCGCGACAAAGCACGGTCGGCACCGCACCCGCGACCGCGTCGCGTTCGGCTTGCCGTAGGAATTCGATAGCGGAGATGCGCGCGCGGCGCTTGATTTCCAAATGAACGGGCGCCGTAGTGGCCACGTCGGCGTCGCCGTGTCGCCCTGTCCGTTGGGCGGTGCGATGCGCGGCAAGCCCCGTAGCGGCCGTCCACGCGGCCGCGGCTTCGCGCTCCCCGACGGCACCCTTTGTACGCGAATTCGGCATGGCGCTAGTATCGGCGCGCGACGGCGTTACGTCTACCCGTAACGAAAACGCACGCGCTCGGAACGTCCGAACGCGTGCGCGGGTAAGAAAAGATATCGGTAGTCTAGCGCGATTCGGCGGCGGCGCGCGCGGCGTAATCCTCCGCGCAACGCTTCGCGCGTTCTATCGCGTAGGGGTCGCGCGCGTTTTCGGCGTACGCGTGGACGTGTTGCCCCTTGACAGACACGGCGACTAGCAAGCCCGCATCGCCCGACACGAAATCGAGCCGAACGGGTAGCCCGTGGATGCGCGCGACGATTGCAGATTGCCAACCGTTTCCAACGCTATCCCAAAGGGGCAACGACCACGTAGCGTCGGCGATGTTCAATTGCCACCCCCGATTTCCGTAGCGAACACTTCGCGGCCGTGGTCGTTCGCGTCGCGCACCATAAGCCCCGCCGCGCGAAGCGCGTCTAACGTCGTTCGGCCGATGCCCGCGACGCGTTGCCCGTTGACATCGCGCAAAACGCAATCCCAAACCAATATCCGTTTTTTAACCGACCAATATTGGTTATGGCTACCGTAGCGTTCGCAACCGATGTCTTTTTTGAACCATTGGACGTATCCACCCGCGCGCAGAATTGCGATAGCGCGCACCGCGCGCGCGCTGTTGAGTGTGTCGGCCGTGTTGTTTGCGTTCGTGTCCATTGTGTACCCCTGTCGTTGTCGGCGTCGGCCGCCGTGGCCTGTCGCCGTAGTGGCGACGCGGTGAGTATAGCGAGGCCCGCGCGCGTGTCAACCCGCATTGGACAGAATCCGAAGGAATTCTACCGCGCGGGCACGACGACGAACCCGCCGCGCTCCACCGCGGCCGATTCCGTCGGCGACAGGTCGGCGAACACGCACGGGCAATCGAACACGACGCGCGTACCGTCGGCGTCGCGGTCGAACACGTCGCCCGTGCCGCGGCAATCCGCGCACGTCGGGCACGGCCGTAGCGTTACGGGGGCGCTCAAATGCCACCCCCAATCGCGACCAACGTCGAAGCGTACCTATAGGCGCATTCTTTCGCGCGTTGAATCGTGCTACGTGCGTTACCGTTGATAGGAAAGAAACCTACTACCGTTCCATTTACAGACACGCCGATAGACGACATACGGCGCGTGTTGTATTGGTAGTCGATATTCAATTGCGCGTGCGCGTTATTGATTGTAGATTCAATCACGCAACGCCAACCGTAGGTTTGGCTGTACCATTGGGCGCGGTTCCACGTGGTGTCGGTGTTCGTCGTGTTCATTTGTAACCCCTGTCGTTGTCGGCGTCGGCCGCCGTCGCCTGTCGCGTCGTGCGACACGCGGAGTATAGCGCGGCGCCGCACCGTGTCAACCGCCATTGGACAGAATCCGACAGAATCGCAAAAAGACACGCGCCCCCTTTCAGGGGCGCGCGGCGCCGTCGGGCGCGGGGGTTAGTTCCAATCGCGTTCGGCGTCGCGGTGCGCGTCCACCGCCATTTCGTCGGCGCACGCGGGCGCCGTCGCAAACACTTGACGCGACGCCCAAACCGACGTGCGCCACATAGCGCGATTGCGGAGGATGCCCGCCTTGCTGCAATCGCGCGCGGCGGCGCTACCGAAGCCCGCGACGCACACGCCGTCGGCGTTGTAGAGTCGCGTACGGAACTGCGACACGCCGTGGTAGTTACGCTCCAATTTCTCTTCGAAGTAGCCGCCCGCGCGCACAATCTCCGCGGCGCGAAGCGCGCGACCGCGAAGGGTGGCGAATCCCGCGGCGGCGCGCGCGGCGCGCATTTCGGCGGCGGTTGGTTCGGTCGTCGTGGCGGTCGTTTCGGTGGTGAGCATTTGTAACCCCTGTCGTCGGCGTCGGCCGCCGTGGCCTGTCGTGCGAATCACGACACGGGGAAGATAGCACCGCCCGCGCCCCTGTCAACCACCATTGGACAGAATCCGCGAACAATTGCAAAAAGAATTCGGCCCCGTGCGGGGCCGATGTCTATAGCGTGGTCGGCGGTTAGGCGCGCGCGGTCGCGGCCGCGGCGTCGGCGACGACGCGGCGCCACGCGCGAATCGACAGGCCGACGGCGCGAAACTTGCGCGCGAGTCGTTGCGCGTCGCGTTCGTTGTCGCCCGTCAACCACGGGCGCACGAATTCGATAACGGCGGCGGGCGTTTGGTCGGCGCTCAATTGCCACCCCGAATCGCCGCGGCGACGTCGTTTACATTCTTCGATTCGATGCGCGCACCATTCACGAACGCGACATAGCACCATTTACCGTCGGCGCCAACGTCAACGCTAATACGCGAATCCACGATAGCGGCGATGCAAACCATATCGCTAGCGAAGGTAACACCGTGGAACGTTACGCGATTCTTTCGGGTGCGGTTATTCGTCGTGGTCATTTGCAACCCCTGTCGTTTCGCGGTCGGCCCGCGTGGCCTGTCGCGTTCGTCGCGACGGGTGGAGTATAGACAGACTTCGGCGCCTGTCAACCCACGTTGGACAGAATCTAGAAAGATTCCCAAAAAGACACCGCCCCGCGGGTGCGCGGGGCGGCATCGGCGCGCGGGCGGGCGCGCGGGGTTACGCGTGGGGGTCGCGGTACGAATCGGCGCGGCCGACGTAGGCGCGGCGCCCGCAACCGTCGGCGGCGTCGTAGACGCCCTGCTGTTCGCGGCTTGCCACGTAGCGTTCGCAACCGCCCGTAGCGTCGCCGTCAATCTGTACCAAAATCGACAGGCGCCGACGCCCGCCGAATTGCAACACCGCCGACACCGTCGCGGGGTATCGGTCGCTACCGATACACACGGTAGCGGGCATACCGACCGCGGGCGCGACGTTCGGAACGCCGTAGCGGGCGTGGGCGCTCAATAGCCACCCCCAATCGCGACCAATGCCGAAGGATGCGCGAACACGGCGCCGTCGTAGTGGTCGTGTTCGGGGATTGGTTCCAACCAATCGCCCGCCACAATGTCGGCGTCGGCGTCGATCTTCGCGAAGTGCGGCGCGATCTTGAAAAGCCCGCCCATTTTGCTGTCGGCCGCGATAACGCGCGTAACCGTAGCGTTGAACGGGCGCGGGCTATTCGGAACGTTGACGACGACGTGTTGCCCGACGGTAAACTTACACATAGCGAAACCCCTTGCAATCGGCGTCGGCCGCCGCGGCCTGTCGCGTTCGTCGCGACACACACACAATAGCAACGCCCGCGGCCGTGTCAACCCACGTTGGACGAATTCCGCAAGAATTCCCAAAATAGCCGCGGCGGGATTCGAACCCGCAACGACGGGTACCTAAAACCCGCGCGTCTACCGATTGCGCCACGCGGCCGACAGTCTCGCCCCAAACCCCGCGGGCGCCGTGCGCGCGCGCGTTCGGGGCCGCATCATTCCCTACCCATACCGAATAGCACCCCTTGCGCTAGACGTTCGGCTATCGCGTCGCAATAGCCCTTGTCGATTTCGATACCGACCGACGGCACGCCACACAATCGCGCCGCGACTAGAACAGAACCACTACCCGCGAACGGATCGACGACCGATGCCGCGTCGGGGAACATATCGGCGAGGATACCCGCGAACAACCGAACGGGCTTTTGTGTCGGATGCACGCGGCGCCCGCCGTCGTCGTTGACGACCCCGCCATGTAGGATTCGGTACATTCGTTCAAACCCGCTACGCTTCGACGTCCACGCCATTTCGAACGGTGCGCCCAACATACGGTCGGCGGCTTCGGTTAGGCGCTTGTCCCAACAAATCCAACGCCCGCGATGCGGCAACAGGTGCGGGAAACAATGCGCCCCGAACACCACCGCGTCGTCGGCGCAATCTAGGCGCGTGAATAGCCACCGCGCCATTGTGTCGTCGGCGTCGCCGTGGATCGTTGACCATTCGCGCGTGCTAGCCAAATGCCCCGCCCATTCGACGCCGTAGGGCGGGTCGGTGAGTAGCACCGACGCGCGCGGTAGGTTGGGTAGGATGTCGCGCGCGTCGCCGTGGTATAGCGTCGTTAGGCCGTCGCGGTAGTACGGTTCAACCATTGGACAAATGCCGCCGACACTCCGCTACCGCGGTTCGTGCCATCATTGGTAGCCGCGCGGTTTGTGCGTCGATTAGTTCCACCAATTCCGCGTCGGTGGTGTCTGCGGGTACGCGGATTCGCACCGATAGCCACGCGGTCGCGTGTTCGGGGTCGCGCTTGACATTCGCGCGCGTTTCGCGCGGTTCCCACGCCGTTACAGACTCCCCGCACCGTCCATATGCTGTTTGCATTTGCTGTTCTCCGATTGCATTTCGAACGCCACGCGTTCGACTAGGTCGAGCCAATTGCACCTATCCCGCCACGGTAGCGCGCTCCACCGTTCCCAATCCGCTAGCGCCGCCGTGTGGCTACGGTTGATAGCGGCGGCTACGTCGGGCCACGACGGCGACGGCCGCGCGCATTCGCGCAACGCCGCTACTAACACCATTCGCCAATCACGCGACGCCATAGCCCGTAGCGCGGCGGTTTCCCGCGGCGTATACGTTTCGGGGCCGTGGATTCGGTTAGGGTTGGCGGCTAGGTAACGCACCGCGTCGCCGATGTCGCGTTGTGTGTAGGTCGTCATTCGACGACTTCCCAAACGCGGGCCATGCGACCCGACCGCGTCGGGCGTTGGCCGTTCGCGCGAATGACGCCGCACCGCATAAGTTTATTGATAGCGGCCGACGCGCTTTGGTGCGTCATACCCAACCGCGCTTCGATTTCGTCGCACGTTGACGGATTCTCCGCGATTGCGCGGCGGATGAATTCAATAGCCGAATCGGGCGCCGCGCGGTACGCGGCATCCTGCACATCCCATCGCGTCGCCTGTCGCGCGGTCGCGCGCGGCGGGTTGTCGATTGCGAATCGGAAGATACCCAATTCGTCGCCGCGGGTTCGTCCGTGGTTGTATTCAATCATTCGAAAGCGCCTTTCGTAGTCTGCGGATTTCGTCGGCGGCTTCGGCCCATTCGCGACCTAGCCGCGACAGGCTAGCGCCGTCGATTGGTACGGTTTCGTTCCGTCGCGTCGCGTATCGGCTAGCGGCTACGGATACCGTGCCGTTCCATCGCGCGCGCGCTTCTATGTCGATTGCGGAAAGGGGCACGTGGAATATCCCCGCACCCTCAACAGGCGGCGCCACGTGCGCGTCGTCGTCGTCGTGTGTTGGCGTACCGATCATTCGCGCGACCTATCGGCCAATTGCCACAACAACACGCCGACCACACCCAACGCGACGACCGACAGCACCAACGACGCGCCGACGTCGCCGCAACAATCCCGCGGCGCGGGCGGTGGCTCCACCACGCGCGCGGGTTGTTGAGTCGTTGCCGCGTCGTCGTTCCACACATTCGGCTTTCCGTACCGATATTGCGCGAACGGGTCGGCGGGATTCGTCCAAACGCTGTTGGTTGTTGTCGTGCGTGTCATACGTTCGCGGGTTCGGGCTTCGACTTGCGCGGGCGCCCCGCGGATTTCTTCACTATACCACCCGTGAACTTATATTCCCGCATGACGGCGCCGCCGTTCCGTCGTAGGTCGCGTACCGTTAACATCGGTTGCCGAAGGTTCGCGGCTTCGCACGCGCGCGCGAAACTCGCATCGGGGATTCGGCCACCGTTCAACCAATTGCAGACGGTTTGCGGCGACACGTTCACCGCGGCGGCGAGTCGGCGAACGCCGATAGCGGCAAGCGCTTTGTATGCGTCGTCGTCGGGCGATAGTGTCCAAAAGATTTCGGCGTGTGCATTCATTGTTCGTATCCAATCACCGCGCGCATAGCGCGGATTGTGAGTTGTCCTAGCCAAATCCAATACCACGCGCACGCGGTGAGAATCGCGGCTACCGCCGTAATTCGCACGAACACGAACCCCACGGCGTATAGCCACGGGTACGCATCGTCGCCCCTCATTTTGTCGTCGTCGTCATAGTCGGGCATCATGCTTTTGCACCCTTGCGCGGTTGTTGTTCGCGTTCGGCGCGTAGCCGTTCGATTTCGTCGGCGGCAAATTTTAGCCCGTTGGAAACCTCTTGCACCCCTTGTTCGTCGGCGCCAATTGCCCACGCGCGAAGCCGCGCCACGATGTCGTCGGTATCGTTCATCTTTGCCCCTTCGGCTTGCGCCCGTCGCGTTGCATTCGTTCGACGACTTCGCCGCGCCAAATCTCAATTTCCCGAGGGAATTCAAACGCGACGCGCGCGCGGCCGTCGCCGCGGATAGTTACGGTAATTGCCCCCAACGCCACGCCGTCGCGCAAAACTTCGAACCGTTGTTGGTCGGCTACGGTGATTACAAGCGCCACGCGGCACCCCCTGTCGGAAGGGCCGCGCCGCCCGCGGAGATGCGCCGCGGGCGGCGTGGCGTGGGGAATGGGCGCATAGCGCCCCCGACGCTACCGCGCGTCCAGCGCGGGATTCCCGCTACGTCGGCGGGGGTTGCGTGCATTGTAGCCGTATGTTCGTTCATTGGTACCCCTTCGCGGCGTTCGGTACGCCGTAACCGTGCGGCGTGTGCCGCGTGTCTAGTGCCATTGTATCACGATTCAAGCGCGGCGCAAACGATGAACACGTGGGCGCGTTGCCATTCTTCGATTTTCGCGGGTAGCGGTTCGACGGGTAGCCATTTCGCCGCGCGCATTCGCGCGACTGCATCGGCCACACGGTCGCGCGGTTCGACGCGTAGCCGTTCCACGCACCGCGCGCGGTCGCGCTCCAACGTCGCGACGATGTCGGCGCGTTCGGCGTCGGGTGATTTCTTCGGCGTCGCGGCTTCGCGTGCGTTGCCCGTGTTCGCAATCCGACGGTAGACGGCTAGCAATTCCGACAGGCGGAACACGGTGCTAGTGCATTCCACGCGGTAGTCGTCAATCGCGGCGGCTAGCCACCGTTGGTTTAGGTTCGACAGGCGCCCGACCGCCAACCGCCGTTCGTCGTCGGTTGGTTGGTACCGCGGCCATAGCCCGTTGATTCGTTGGCGGTTCGTTTCCCATGTTGCGTCGGCGTGTTCGGTTGTCATATGCCACCCTTCCGCGCGTGCGCGCGTAACACACGCGTAGCGTGTGTATCTTCTCTTATCTCCTCTTCTCTAGATAACGCGGTTGTAACGTCGCATTTAGGTAACGCGGTTGTAACGGTCGAACCGTTACGCGCGCGGTGAGTCGCGACGCGGCGGGCGGTTTCGGCGCGACTCTTCGCCGTGGCGCCGTTGTGTTCGTCAAATCGCGGGATAGCGGGCGAACCATCCGACACGTCCACCAACCACCCGACACCGCGAAGCGCGGCCGACAGGGTTAGCCGTTCGGCAATCGGCCCGCCGCCTAACGCGTCTACGTCGGCGGTCGTGTGGTAACGCAACACGCCGTCGGTGGTGAATTCATCCGCCCACGACCACAACGTGACCAACGCACCGACGACCGTTGCAGGGTGCAAGCCCGTCGCCCGTGCGACGTACGCCACCCGCGGGTCGTTGTGTAGGTTCGTGCGTACTTTGATCCATGCCACGCTATCCCCCAATTCTGCGCGCGCGCGCAATCGCGACGGCACGGCGCACGACGTCGAACCTCATCGAATCGTCGGCACACTCCCACAACAGCAACGCCACGCGCACGACGTCGGGCGCGACGCGTAGACGGCGTGCCACGACGTCGCGACGCGGCGACAGGTGCGCGGGCATCATGTCGAACACGATCCCCGCCACCGCGATTTCCCGCGGTAGTTCCGTATCGGGCCACACGACGTCGGCCGCGGCAAGGGATTCGGCAAGCGTGAACGGTGCCGACGACGGGCGACGGCCGACGACGTCGGCCGCGGCCGTCGGGGGAAGTTCCCCCGACGCCGCGACAGGGTTAGAACGGCAATTCATCATCGGCGCCCCCTTGCGTCGTTAGTGCCACGGTTCGGACGTCTACCAACATTGGCATTTTGCTACCGCGCGATTGGACAACGGGGATAAGCGTTTGCCCGACCAATTCGGGTAGCCACGTCGCTATCGCGTCGGCCACGACGTAGTCGGTTACGTCGCCGTTCGACAGGAAGCCCGCGACACGGAAACTACGGTTTCCGACCGTTCGCGTTTCCAATCGGTGCAGCACCGCGGCCGCTATGGCGGTAGGTTCGCCCGTAGCGGCGTTCCCCGCGTCGGCGGCCGCCGTCGGCGGGTTCGGCACATCGGACGCCGTAGCGGGCATCGTAGGGGCATTTCCCGCAAGCGCCGAATTTACCGCCGCGGCGCCCGTCGAACGTGGCGCGCGCTTCGGGCCGTCGGTCGGTGCCGACGTCGCGGGCGCCACGCGGTCGCGTACCCCGTGCCGCGTTTCGTTACGGTCGTCGTTGCGGCCGTCCATATGCCCCGATTCATCCTCACGGGGTAGGCACAACAGGTCGCGCAACCAATACGAAAGGCTAGTGGTCAACGCCGACGCCACCGCCTTATCGACGGGGCGCCCCTTTTCAACCACGATAGGCCACACCACCACCGATTCGGCCGATTCGCCCGTCCACCCGTGGCACACGGTTAGACGCGACTGCACGTACAGGCCGTCGGCGACGATTTCCCAACCCGTGCGGCGAGCGACGACGCCGCCACGCTGCAACGCGTCGCGGCACGCCGAAATCATCCCTTCCGCCGACGTATACGCGTAGCGGTGGAACGTGTTACGCGCATCCTTCGATACGCCCGATATCGCGCCTTGCGCGACCAACAGGCCGTCGGAGAGAGACACCGTACCCGAACGCGGGCACGCGGTTGGCGCCGACGTCGTCGGCAACGGCGGTCTATCTTCTATCGGCGCGGCGGGGCGCGACACGCCACGCGCCATTCGGCTTTCGCGTCGTTGGTCGTGCATTGGTTCCGACGGATTCAAGCGCCACCCCCAATCGCCCACGCGGGGAGCGGCAAGTCTTCGATATACCCCGAATATCCCGACCACACGCCCGACGCGGTCGCGGCCGCGTACGCGTTGCACGCGGCTTCAATCGTCGGCAACATCGCATCCAAATCGGCATCGGCTAAACCGTACGTCGCGACACAATGCGGCGCCGCCTTTTCGACGGCAACCAACACCGCACCCGTAACCCGTCGGCCGTTCGCGCGGAGAATCTCGCGATAGAACGCCATTTGAAGATAGTACCCGTAATCGACGGCCGACCGCGCAAACGCGCGCGGCGCGGCGCACGTGGTCGTTTTCAGGTCAACCAACATACCGTCGGCGCAATAGGCGTCTACGCGACACTTGCACGGCACCCCGAATAGGTCGGCGGTAAACACACGTTCGGCAAACGTCACGCGCGACATAATGAGGCTAGCCGCGTTGTGTTGTTGCATCGCGGCGACCATCGCACCCACGCCCGCGTATTCCGATTCGTCTACGACGGTTTTGCCGACGTTCAACGCCGCGAACGCTTCGGCCGATTCTTTCCCCGCCTTTGTGCGGCGGTCGAATTTCGGGCTAGTAGCGAATTCGTTGGCGAAATCCGCGGGGCGAAGCGCCGCACAATGCAACGCGCGGCCGACGCGGAACGCGTCGGTATCCTCTTCGGCGCTGTTCATACGCGCGAACAGGTGCGCGGGCGTTTGACTCGCGAGGGTTTTTACCCACGACGCGCGCAAGCCCGCAAGCGCCGCGTATTCCGATTCCGACATGATTAGGCCGCTATTCATCGCGTACCACCCTTCCGACGCGTATTGCGTCCACGTTGCAGGAATTCACGTTCGACCGCGCACCCGAAAAGAAAGGCGCACCCGACCACAACCAACAATGCGAGAATGTCCATTATTAGAACCCTTGCGCCGTCCGTCGGCGCGACGTTCCGCCCGTGTGACGGGTAGCCCGCCGCGAATCGCGGCGGGTTGGCCTATCACACGGTAGCGGCGTTACGCAATTCGCATTCGAAGTCTAATTCGTCGCTAATCGCGCGCAACAGGTCGCGCGCCTTGCTACGGAGTTGCGCGGCCGTCCACGTAGCGCCGCATCGGCGCGCGCACGCGGCGTAGTCGTTCAACGCGTGTTGAACGCAGTAGACGCAACACGACACGCGCACGCGGTGCGGCTGTTGGAGCGCCATAGCGGCTTCGATTGCGAATTCGGCGAGTTGTTGCGACTTATTCATTTTGCTAACCCCTTGCGCCGCGTTCGGGCCGCGGTTGCCCTGTCGCGTTAGGCGACGTGCAGACTGTAACGCTATCGGCGTTACGTGTCAAGCCGCATTGGACATAATTCGGAAAATTTCGGTAACGCACCCGCGCGGGGTATTATCCGACGCGTGGGGCGCGTACGAATCCGAACCAACACCGATACGACCGCGCAAGCAATCACCGCGACGCGCGACGACTTACGCGCCGCGTGGGCTATGGCGTGTCTTGTCCGTAGCGGGCGCCGCGTACCGCGTTCCGTCGCCGTTGCCGTAACGGCCGACAGGCGCGCCCGTATCGACGTCTACCGAATCCTTCGCGCCATGTCGGAGCGCGCGCCCCTGTCGCGGCCGACGTTCCTAGACGCGCCTACGCGCCTAACGCGCGCGCCGACTATGCCGCAAATGCTAACCATGATAGACACCCTTCGAACGACGCACGACCTAGCCGACCGCGAATTGGTGCGCGCGGCGGTGAACAATTACCGCGGCGTTATTCTCGCGAAGTTCCACCGCGAACAATCACGAAATGAGGGTGTCTAGAATGGTTTCGCCGCCCGCCGTGTTCGCGGGTAACACGTAGCCATTTTCGTACATCGCAAAGAATCGGTCGAATTCGGTATTGAATTCGCCTTCCCCGTTGTTCGTGACGGTCAACCCGAGGTGGTCGTTGTTCACCCAATCGGTCGAACCCGCAAGGATTACGAACCCTTGCGAACCGCGCGCCGATTGGCGTACTTCGGCCAAAACCAATTCGTCTAGATACATGATGCCGCCCGAATTGAGCGCGGTAGTCTGTTCAACCACCGCGTATACGGTAGACGGTAGCGATAGCGGCGCGCGAAAAAACGCGTATTGCCAACCGTACGTCGTTCCGACGGTATAGGGGAGAGAGACCGACGTACCCGATACGACGGTGCCCCCGTTATCCTGCAACGACACGCGAACGGTGCCCGCGCTTGCGCCCGCATTCACACGCGCGGCAATCGCCAACACGTAAAGACGGTCGGACGTAATCGCGTGCGGCGTACCCGTTTCGGCTTGCATCTGTTGGCGAACCTTCGCAAGCGTCGAACCGTCGCCAATCATTTTGAACGCCGAACCGCCGCGGTAGGTAACGCTAGTCTCTTGCGCGAAGTGTGTGCCCGCGGTGCCCGTGCTAACCGTCCAATAGTCGGGGATATTCGCCGTCGTGTAATTCGTGAACGCGCCGTTTCGTAGCAATTGTTCGTAGCGCGCGCCCGTGTCTAGCGCGGCGTTTAGGCACGACATCACGAACCGCGCGCCGCTACCCGAAGGGAATCGGTAGTCGAGGTTCGTATAGGCGGCTTGCCCGCGTACTTCGAAAATCTCCGAACCGCGCGCAATCTCGCCCGATTGCGAATCGGCGATACAACGGATTTGCAGACGTTCCGTACGGATGTTCGGGAATTGCGTAACGGTCGCCTTTAGCCCTAACGGAATTAGTTCCGTATACAACAGCGTGCCGTTTCCGACGTTGCCCGAACCGACGGCGATAGCACCCTTGCTAATCGTCGTACCGTCCACCGATTCGCTGTCGTTCGCCATTTCGCGGATAAGGAATTGGATAGCGTCGCCGACAGACTTCGACGGCATCGGCGTACGCCCGCCCGCGATTGCTTCGGCGTAGCACATTTCAACCAATGTCGATTGGGAAGCGCGGCGGATGTCGTCAAGAATCGCGCCCGCGGCGGCCACGCGTTGTTCCAATTGCGCGACCAAATCGCCGACCATATAAGAATCGGCCGAAGTGTATTCGGCTTGAATCGCGGCGATGCGCGTAACGATGTCCTGTTGGTGATTGCGAACGGCTTCGGCTAGGCCGAAGAGTTTTCCCAATCGTGTGAATAGCCCGTTCGAACCGTCGTACGTTAGCATTCGCGTTACTCCGTAGGGGTAGTATCGGTGAACGGAACGGCGCGGTTTAGTGCGGCGCGACGTTCGGAGCATCGGCAATTCGGCGCGACCGCGTCCACGACGGCGGCAACGCCCGTAACCGTCGCCGCAATCGCCACGACGTCGCCTAGCCCGCGCGGCTTACCACTATACATTCGGCACGTATCACACTTCGGGCCGACGTCGCCACCGACGCCCGCGTGTGTGCAGCGTGTGCCGTTCGCGAATCTGCACGGGTGGTCGTTACGTGAAAGAGACACTAGCGCTTCCCGTGTACGTGTGGCGTTGCGATAGCGCGGGGTCGACGTACGTAGCGTTTTGGAGTCGTATCGGGCCAATGATCGGGTACGCGTCCGATTCACGTAGAAAGGTAACTTCGATTCCCGCGGTTGGACAATTGCAGAGCGCGCTATCTTCAATCGGTGGCAAAGGCGCATCGCATCCCGCGCCGAATAATCCGCGAACGCGTAGCCGTGTGTCGTATTGATAGACCGACGAACACACGGCGCTATCGCCGCAACAATCGTTCAAAAAATTGATGGTATAGACACCCGTACCACTAAACAACGATTCTAAAAACCACGCGTTCCCGTTGACGGTGTCACGTTGACAGGCGACACCGCCGAACGATATAGGCATGGTAGACGGTAGGGTTTCGACTGTACAGGCAACCCACGTACCGCACGGGTAGGGTAGTTCCCTATTGAATTTCGTATCTTTTCGCCACGATACCGTCGCCGAACCTGTTGGCGGATTTGGTGGCGCTTGTCCTCCATCGACTCCGCCTAACGCGTTGGATGCCGAAGTGTAAACCACCGAAAAACTACCGCTATAGGTTATGTAATCCCTCACGGTTACGATTTCGACGGTAGGGTGGCAAAGGTCGATTTGTTCCAACAGGTACGAACCCGAAAACGACACCGTAACCGTGGTCGGGAATTGCCTAATACAACCCTGCACCCATTGCAAACACGGGCTAGTCGCGGGGTCGGTGTTGCAGCAACACACGGCGGCTAACCGCGACACTACGCCACCCCTTCGCTACCGTAGACGTTGACGGACACGACGCCCGCAACGCTTGCGCGCCCCTGCAACGATTCCGACGGCAACAGGTGCCGCGTAGCCTCATCTATGACGGTGCCCGCGTTCGCCAATCGCGCGTCGTAATACTGCGCGTTGACGACCGCGGGCGACGCGGCGGGCTTGCAATGATGCACGCGGAACGTGGTAGCCGCGGTATGCGTGTTGCAAATCACGATGCACGTAAGCACCGCGCTACGATCCGACGGCACGCTATAGATGCGTTGGTCGGTGGTACCCAACGTGAACGACGCTAATAGACGCGGGTTGCGGTCGGCGCGTAGCGGAATTGTGGTTGTTAGGGTGGACATTGGACGTTTAGCGCGTTGGGAATTGAGAAGTACGCCGATTGGGCAGAGAATGCCATCGGCACCACCGTACCTACGGAAATCGGCGCAATCGTGATAATGGCACCCGCGGGGCCGCTACCCCAAACGTTACCCGTTTCGCAACCGTTCACCGCGTACGGGCCTAGATTGTTCGCACCGCCACCCGCGCCGCCTGTTTTGATTCGCCACACGATGTCGGCGGGTTGCCCCGCGGGCACCACGATATCGGCGTAGACTTCGCGCCACGTGTATTTCCAACGCGTGGCGGGATTCGTGACGGCGCCTAGCGGTGCCGCGCTATCAATCACCGCGGGTATTACCGATTGCGCGACGGCCGACAGAATCAACCACGACACTTTTCCATCGGCGCCGACAAGTCGCAACATAGACACGATGCTATTGACGTTCAAAGACACGCCCGCGCCCGTGGCAACGCTCCACGCGGGCACGGCGTACGCGGGTTGGTACCTGTCGCCGTCGGTGCTAGCGAATGATTGGCGACCGTCGGGCCTGTCTTCCCATTCGACGTAGCGGTTGTAATCGGCTTTCGTTTTCGGCCACACCTCCACCCAACGATGGTCGCCGTACGTGCCGACCGTGTTCGTAATGCGCGCGAAAACTAGATCGGGCGTGTTCAACGTCGCCGCGTTTGGCGTGATGAGTAACGGCCGCAACCTATCGACCGTGTCGCAAATTTCGTTCAAGTGTTCGAACGTGAGCCGCCCTAATTGTCCGCTAGTGAATCGGGGTAGCATGGTTCACCAATTCGGCGATATCGCGGTGAAATCCGCGGTGGAGGGGAACGGTTGACGCCAAAAAACCTTGCGTGCGCGGCGCGCTCCGTTCAATTCGGCGCACGGGATTTTGCCGCTACCGTCGCGTTCGGGTACCTGTACCAAATGGTATTCCGAATCCTCAATAAACCGATGCGTAACGGTGAACAACGACACGCCCGCGCGGCGAATCTGTCCGCCCGTATAGAGAACCGTACCGATAGCGAATCCTTCCCAAAGCGCGGAATTACGCTTGCCACGCGCGGCGCGCATATTCGCAATCATGGACGGCAAGCCCGACACCTGTTGGATGGTTTCATTGATAACCAATTCGCTAGTGTACTTCAACCGCGATAACGGTACCCCTTCTAGGTCGATTTGCGTACCGCCCGTTATTTGCGTGTTCGCGGGATTCGTTAGTGTGCCGTTCGACGGATACGTGGGCGCCGAAATGTACGTGTCCGCGAACGCCGCGGCGATATCCAACGTCCATTCAACGTAGCCGACTTCGGCGGGTTGTAGCGACGCCGCCGAAACTTGCGCGTTGGAATAGTTCCACGTAACCGTCCAAATGTCGGTATTCGGTTCGCGGGCAATTGCGTACGACTTCGCCCAAACGCCCGTTTCGTCGGGGAATAGTTCACCCTTGACAGGCAACGCGTCGGGGCCGCTACTCACCAACCCCGATACGTTGCCACCTACGGCGATACCGAACCACGCGCGCACGTCGGCGGGCGTCTGCAACGACGACGGCACCGTGTTGTCGTATACCTTGAATACCCGCGACGTCGAAACCTTGCCCGCGTCGTACGACCACGCGCGGCTTGCCATCTGTTCGATGCAAAAAAAGTTCGGCATTATTGAAACCCGATAGTAGAGATAGACGCGGCTACCTTTTCGGTCGCGTCGGCGGTTCGTTCCTGCACGCGGCGTTGTACTTCCGCGGGGTACGCGTCGAACGTGAACGCGCCTAGCGCGGTATTAGCCGACGCGGTGCGGTTCGCGCCTTGCGATTCTGCGGCCGCGCGTTGTTCCTGTATGGTGGATAGTTCATCCTCTAATTTGAACCGTTCGCGCAACGCTTCGCGTTCGGCTTCCGTGGTCGCATCGCGTAGCGCCTTTTCCCGCGTCGCCGCGCGTTCGGCGCGCTCGCGTTGGTCGGCGATATTCTTCGCGGCTTCGGTGTTGCCGTCGGCGGCGGCTTTCTCTTCCATGATGCGTAGCCGTAACAACCGCACGTCCAATTGCGCCGCCTCAATTCGCGCCGCGTTTTGTTCGGCGAGTTTCTGCGCGGCTTCCGCCTCTTGCTTCGCCTTTTCCGCCGCGGCTTCGCGCTCTTTCTGCGCGGCTTCGCGGATGGTACGTAGTCGCGTTTCTAGTTCAATTTCGGCCGCGCGTTGTTTTTCGCGGTTCAATTCAAGTAACGCGTTTAGTTCTAGGTCGGAAATGCCTTCCGCCATTCGGAACGCTAGTTCCGTGTCCTGTTCATCCTTGACGCGTGCGGCTTCCGCGCGTACGGCCGCCTCTTCATCGCCACGCGCGCGCGTACGTGCGATTTCGTTGGTAACTTCTAGGCGCTCGCGTTCGCGCATAAGCGCGGTAGTGGCGCTCGCCGCGGCTTGCGCCTCTTTCTCGCGTTCACCCGCGATACGTCGCCCCGTGTCGCGTGCGGCGTTTTGCTTCGCTAGTAGGTCGTCGGCCGCCTTATCCGCGGCGCCAAACGTCGCGTCATAGATTGCGCTACCGAGGTCGGCGAACGCGCCGACGAACGGTATCGTTTTTAGCCCGTCTAGAATCGCGTCGGGGATAGCCTTATCCGAACGCAACACGCTAGCGGCGGCTTTCGCAAGCCCCGCGGCCATCATCGGCCCCGCGATAGTGCCGACTACGCCTTTTGCCTGTTCGGAGAACTTGCCGCCGAAATCGTAGCCGAGTTTCCCGCCCTGTTGAACGGCAATAGGCTTCGCGGCTTGTAGCCCCTTTTCTAGGCCGTCAAGTTTCGCGGTGATGTCTATGAATACTTCGCCGCCTTTTTCGGCCATAACGCGCCACCTATCGGTTTTGAGATTCGACCCACGCCCGCGTATTCATCGGGCTAGACGTGCGTATCAATTCGCCCCGCGCGGCTAGTTCTAGATACGCGGTGAATTCTCCAACAGGCAACGCTAGCGGGTCGGCGATATTCGCCACGGTAGACACTAGGAACGCTTCCCCTATCCAATCGCGCGCGCGTTCGCGTCGGGGTTCAACCGCGAACGGCGTACCCATTTTCCCGCGTCGTTGTCCCATTCAAAACCGATGACTTGCAACGCGAGTTCAACCAACGCGTCGGGCGCGATGCCGTCCAACATGGATTCGGCGCGGTCGGCGCCGACCGATTCGGTTAGCACGCGGCACGCGCCGTCGAACGTGAAACACGAACGCACTAACGACGTAGCAAGCCGCGAATCCTCGCGGGCCGTGCGCGCGCGGCGGATTGTTTCGTCGGCGTCCAACCCTAGCGCGCGGCAATCGGCGATAGCGTCGGCCGCGGCGCGTTCGGCTAGCGCGGTTTGCATTGTGCAGACTTGACGGACAGACAACGGCGGGAACCTACGTTCCACGCCGTCTACGATTGCGACCGCGTCGCCGATCATTGGTTGCCCCTCTTCGCTAGTAGTGCGCGCAATTGGGTTTCGTAGTCGCCATCCGTGACGCGAACGTGTTCGGCGGCACGCACCACGCGAACGTCGGTAACGGTGCGAATGTCGATTTTCCCCGCGCGAATCGCACGACCTACGGCGCATTCTTCCGACACCGTGCTAGGCGCTACGCGGAATTTCGACACGATGCCGCCCGAATGCGTTACCGACACTATCCAATCGGTGTCGCTAGGTTGTATTAGCGGGTTCATCGCGACGCACTATAGCGCGTCAAGCCGTCGTCCAAACCACGGTCGGCCCGTTCGTGTCGTTCATGCCGAAATTTACGGTGAGGGTGGAATCCCCGTTCTTATCGACAGAGAACGCGTACGCGCTGAACACCGCGTCGAATTGCAATAGCACCACATTGGTGGCGCTTGTCGTCGTTCCACCTGTCATAGATAGCGTCAGGGTGCCGCTAGGTTGCGACGGCAACGCGTTGCCCGTGATCGTACCGAACGGAGTACCCGTGTCGCGCGTCGGCGTACCCGCAAGGGTACCCGTGATATCAACGACACCCAACCGACGAACGGCGCCGCTATGCGCGAAGCCCGTTAGCACGGATTCCGTATACGCGACGTTTGCAGCGAACGTACGCACGTTCATGCTGTAATTGGTCGTAGGAAAGGCTACGGCGCCGTCGTTTCCAACAATGAATGCGGTAGGCATTTTTTATCCCTTCACGAATCCAACGATTTCGTATACGTCGGAAGTTGTCCACACATCATCGGCGAAAACGGGCACGCCCCGTTGCCGTAGGTATACCACCGCGCGCGCGTAGCCCGTGGCGGTTAGTTCCGCTCCGTCTAATAGCAATTTCAATCGCGCACTACCCGTCGGGCCGTAATAGCATTGGTTCGACGGTTCGAAAATCGAAAACGTTACGTTCACCGTATCCAACGTGGAATCGAACGCGCGTTCGTATCGGTTTTGAGCGCCCGTATAGACGCACAACGGCAACGAATCATCCCCCGCGGCGCTATCAAGGTAGACGCGACCGCTAAAGAGCGCCGCGAATCCCGAACCCGTGCCCGACGTCGCGATTTTCGTACGCAACGCGTCTAGTAGATTATGCACGCGGCGTCCCTCCGAAATGACGGCGAAGCGCGGTAGCCATTATTGGTTCGAATAGGTCGCGCGTCATAGCCATAGTAGGTTCGACGTACGGGCGCGGCTTGACGCGACCCCAACCGCGGTCGATTCGCGCATACTTCAACGCGCTACCGAATCGGTAGCCGATTACGTTCCCGTTGCTTATCACCGTTAGCAACGCTTGCCGCGCTTCCGCGGGTACGGGTCGGCGCTTGCGTCGCGACGGCACAAACGTATCCGAACCCTTCGGGAACGCTACGCCGCCCGTTCCACCCTGCAATCCGCGGCCGACTTGCCACGACCTACGCAACGCGCCCGTATCGGGTGCGGGTGGTTGACCGCTACGCGATGCGCGGTGGAATCCACGTTCACGGAAGTTACGCCCGTTTTTCTTTCCCTTGCCAACACGGTAGACAAGCCCGCCGCCTTGCTTCGATAGCGTTTCGCGCATCGCGCGCGACACCGTCAAAAGGTACGCGTTCACGCCCTCTTGCACGGCGCGGCGTAGTTTCATCTGCACGTGTGGATCGGGTACGAACGTCATAGGTTCACCCCTCGACAAATGGAAAGGTTAGCCCGTTGACGCGGTCGGCTTCGACGATTGTATGGCAATTAGCCGCGGCGCTAGGTCGCAGAATCGGAATACGCACCGACCGTACCGCGTATTGTCCATCCGTAATCGACAACAGGCCGTCGGTGTCGAACGACTGTTGGCCCGCAAAGTAGAACGTAGCGCCTACGCGCATACGCGGCGCCCCCGCGAAATCCGTATCGGCCGCCGACCGCGGTTGGACGAACGCGGCAAGTTGCGCGGTAAGTGTGTAGCCGTTCGTTACCGAACCGTTGGCGGCTATCGACGCCGTCGGCGTCAACACGTCTACCGTTACGCCGTGTTGCGCTATGAGGCTAGAAACGCTCATTTGTAGTACCGCCTATACGGTGCGATGAGCGCGCGCGCTTCGGCGTCCATCGAATCGGCGCCGCCTAGCGAATAGGAGTAATCGCCGAACGACTCCGACGCTAGCGCGGTGTCGCGCTTGCGCCCGTTGTAGATTCGGCTAGCGATGAGGTGGCACGCGTGAACGATGTCGGGCGGAATCGTTTCGTACCCGCCGTCATAATCGACTAGCACCGACACGGGCGCCGTAGG